TTATTTTAGTTACCAAACGATACGACGAAAAAACAAAAAAAAGAGGATGTGCGAGGCAAGGCAATTTAAGACCTTAAAATAAAATAAGACCACATTGCTGTGGTCTTGATAGCCCTCCGCAGCCGGAGCTTAGGAAGAATGATATGCAAAAGTAATACTCTTATTTTAATTACCAAACGATACGATGAAAAAAATAGCACTCGACAAGGAAAACAACATCAAAATATCCGTCGCACGAGGCGAAGACGGCAAAATAACAAGGGGCATAGTCCTCGAAGATACCCTCATGCAAGACGCATATCTCGCTCTTTCGTGTCTGCAAGGCGAGTGTAAAAACGACCCTATCGTCGGCTGCAACCTATTCCGAAAGGTACGAGGCAAAGCAGACAAGGTAGCCGTACGCAAAGAGATAAAGATTGCCTTGCGACGTGTCGGTATACGTCTCGAAGATATCAAAGACAATATACAGACTCTCCTTGACGGTACAACTATTTAATCACTACTTAAACATCATTTCAATGGCAAACAATTACAATCCCACTCCGGCGGACGTCGCCGCCATCATCTCCGAGATATTCGGTATAGCCGTATATCGCCCTGCACCCGAACGCCCCGCACCGTCTCAGCCGACGTTTCGGTCGGTAGACTTTGTTGGCAAAGCCGATGCCGAAGCGGTATCCGACTTCAATCTGCCGGTATTCGGTGTCGTCAAGTTCAAAGGCGGCAGCTACAACACCTACAACGAACGAGGACAGGTGGTAAAGCAACGCATGAACGACTTCGTACTGCCTTACTCCTGTATAGTCGACTTCAGCCGCGAGAAAATCATCACTGAGACTCAGACGCTCGGCGGCACAGGTACTGTCAAAGAGCTCTACGGACTCGGCGATTGGCAGATTAATATCAGCGGCATAGCCTTCGGCAACCGCTCCGACCCCTCCGCCGAAGCACATCGCATCGTAGCCGATCTTACACGATGGGCAAACATCTGCGACAGCATATCGGTCGAAGGCGAAATATTCGGTAGCAAAGACATCGACAATATTGTAATAAAGAAACTCGACATCAAGCCGATTGAGGCTAAGTTCGACGTCATTCCGTTCACCATCGAAGCCGTGAGCGACGAACCGATAGAACTCATTATTTAGTTATGGCAAACCTCATCAAGACAGTATCGTTCAACTTTGCCCGCCGAGAACTACTCCGCCATACCGCACGGATGGCGGCGATAGAGAGTGTCAATTTCTTTAAGTGTAGTTTCGTCAAAGGAGGCTTTACCGACGCAGCATTCGAGGAGTGGAAGCCCTCGCTTACGCCATTGGCAGGCTTCCGCACCATGACCGTTACAAGCAACCTCCGCAACAGTATACGCACCACCGAACAGAACACACGGCGTATCGTCGTAGGCTCGCACCTCGAATACGCCGAGATACACAACAACGGTGGCACCATCACCGTAACGGCTCGTATGAAACGCTACTTTTGGTGGCAATACTACCGTCTTGCGGGGCAGACCAGGCAAAGCTCCGCAGCACGAGCGAAGCTGTCGGCTAAGGCTGAGTTCTGTCGCCGTATGGCTCTTATGAAAGAGGGCTCTACCGTCCGTATACCGCAGCGACAGTTCTTGGGCGAGAGCCAAACCCTGATGGCAGACCTCGACAGCCGGCTGCATGTCATCATCGAAGACTATTGGGAAAAGGCATAAAAAAGCCCCTCCGGAGAGGGGCTTTTTTATGCTATGGGCTTTAGCTTATATGTTCGTATCAAACATATTGTCTCCACTATTGGGAGGCGTTACAGCGGAGGCTCTCTCTACCTCTATCTCTCTACCGTTCATATCTGCCTCTGTAAACAGCACTTGTGCCGAGTAGTCGGTTACCAGGCACTCAAACGATATCCTGTACAGGTTGCCTGCATCGCCACTCTCCTCACGGCTCATATCGATACGACGCATCTCGGTAAAATACTGCCCGCTCTTGCCGTGAAAGAGAGCGTGTAGCTCTGTCAGCCGGTCGAGAAACGCCAGTGCCTTGTCTTGGTTCGCAGAGCCGTCGTAGGTGTCCGAGAAAGTCTCGTAAAAGAGCCTGAGGTCTACCTGTACCGTCAGGTTCTGTACCAGCGTGCCGGCATCGTCTGTCTCTCTCGTGCCGAACCCCACAAATACTGCAGGCGTTGGAAACGGTAGCTCTTCGGTCAGGTAATTTATCTGCTCGTGCCAGAGGTCTACCCATCGCACGTCGGGCAAGTTGTTCTTTATTCTGTCCGTTATCTCTTTGTAAAGTTCGCTCCAGTATATCATATCCTTTCAATGCTTTATTTGTTCGTTTTCGATGTTCGAGAAATCCTCCTTATCGGTAATCGTGTCGAGGGCTGCCACTATCGATTTTTGTAGGGCGGTCCCACCGTCTTGAGCTACCGGTATACCTCCTTTTATCGCCGATATGATACCGTCGATACGCTTTGTCATGGTGTCGAGTTGTCGCCGTAGCTCCGGCACTATCGCCAGACCGCTGTCGTTTGCCTTATCGTTATACTCTATTTTGTCGGCTTTCACCTCTACGAGTTCTACATCCTCGGCGTTAATTAGAAACGTCAGTGCCTCCTGCCCCTCGACCACTCCTATCAGGCAAACACTGCCTTGTTTTGGCTTGATGTCTGTATAGCCGAAGCCAAGCATCACCTCGAGATACTTCGTGTCGTCGGTAAGCCCTACCGCCGTCATCGTGCGATGTCCGCGGTCGTCCCACTGCACCGACTTGCATTCGACAAAACGCAGCTGTGCTTGTCGGCTGCCGGCTACCTTGATATTTATTATGTCGTTAAGTTTGTCTAATTCGCTCATATTATAAACATTAATTAATTTGCTTTATCGCCGAGCGTTATATCTTGCCTATAACCTCCCGAGTTAAACTTTTTTACTGTCTTTTCCACATAAAAAGTCCCTTCCATATTCTTGTAAAATTCGGACACAACACGCACCTTCATACCGTGCTCTATCCGCGGTACGCCGAAAAGCGTAACAGAGCCGTCGAAACCCTGCGTCTTGTACTTTTGCAGGTCTGCCTTTGCTCTACTCTCGAGCTCCGCCTTTACCGATATGCCTACATACGTGCGTTGCACGGATGTGCCGCCTTTTTGTCCGACGGTAACCTCTATCTTGCGTCCGTTTTTTAGAATAGAGATAGCCCTTATCTCTACCTCTTCTGTGCTGTTTTTGCGGTTCAAATTCTCCGTCACCGCGTTTTTTTCTACATTGATATCGACGACAGGCACTCCGGACTGGTCGCCATACACCATGCCGCACAAGAGCTTTTTACCGTCAAAATAGCTGTATAATCCCGTCTGTTTTTTGACGGTGTCGAGTATGTGTATAGGAGCGACACCGGCAAATCGTACTGTCCCCAGCTGTACATCAGGGCACTCTATCTCATATCCGGCTGCCGCTTTCTCGAGTAGTTTTCGTAGTGTAATGGATGAAGACACGACACTTACCGATCCCCGACGAAGATTGTACATCTCATCTTCGCACCTTAGCTGTACGGGGACACCTTCAGAAATGTCCGCTATGTATCCTACAAACTCGGCAACAGGCTCTTCCGTACCGTAGCCGAGACGTATCTCTACGGGATCGCCCGCCCGGAATATATCCGAGTAGCTCATTTCTCCGAATACTTTTACCCGACGAGGCAATACTATCTCGGCTCTGCCGGTAAACTCTTTCCACGACCTCTCTATCGTTACCTCCGAGCCCCGATAAAGGTGTAGCTCTTGCCTACCTCTTATGGCAGGGAATATTATGTGCATCGACATTGTAAGAGTCATAGCGGTCAAAATAGTTTTGGGTTCTGCCTCTCGTCGGCTTTACGCTTGTCAAGCAATTGCTTTAACTCCGCCTTAGCCGGTGTCGCCAGAAAATTGTTAAACGTGGCTACAGATATATGATACCTATCCTTAATAATATTCTCATACACCCATATCTGAGTAACACCCCTGCCTTTGTGTTCCAGTACGATGTCCTGAATCTCGATGATTTTCCTTAGTAGGTTTTCTCTATTATAAGCCATTTCTTTTCTCTTTTTCAAAAAGGAGAGACAGGCATCTCCTGCCTCTCCCCGCTATAAACAAAACATACAAATTTTTGAAAGCAATTCACAACACAATACAACATTGATTTTACGCTTCGGTCATACCTAAAGGCACGCTGACCCATTTGCCATTGTCGTCTTTATACTCGGCACGAACGAACGTTTTGCTGATTTGCGGACGGTATGCCTTTTCGATGATTTCGACACCATCTATCAGTTCGGCGTTGCCGCTTTCGGCGGCGAGTTTACGCAACTGCATCACGCGGCTCGCCTTGAGGTTGCCTTTTGCGTCGCGGCTCAGAAGCTTCATTACCGCTTCCACCAACAGCCGGCTGTTGTCGTCGTTGGCAAACGACGATATCACCTCTTTTACTTTGGCGATACCTTCGTTGACCGTGTCGTCATAATCGTCGGTCTGGTGGTTGCCGAGTGTAATTCGGTACATTCCGTCCGAAGAGCTAAACGTATTGCTCTTTTGGTCTGCCTTCGTGTTGAATATCTCCTCTTTTAGCTTCAATGCGTCTGCAAATCGTTCGTATACGCTTTGTTTGCTCCTCGCCAAGCTATTGCTCACCTCCTGCAGTGTTGGGAACACCTCCCTCACCGCTTCGTCCACAAGCTGCTTATAGGCATCTCTATTCTCTTTTTTGAGGCGTTCTCTTTCTTTTGCCTCCTTGTACAAACGAAACTCTTCGGCTTCGCTTTCTGTTAATCTGATTTCTTCCATATTATTCTGATTTATTACTATTTATGTTTAACACCTTATTGAACTCTACACTTGTAATTGTTCCTTACACATCTGCTTTCCTTTTCTCCGCCTCCTCATTGTATTCTCTTTTTAAAAAGTCAATATATGCCGCTTGCGGTAGAGCCACTTTTTCTCCCAGTATCTTTTCCTGTATGTAAAGGAACTCTTTGTCCATTACCTCGTTATATTGGCTCATGTGTTCCTTATAACGAGCATACTCTTTCTGTAAATTCGCATACATCATATCAACTCCTTTGCTTGTTCGACTAGGTCTTTAAAATTGTTCAAAAACTCATTTCTTACTTCTACCGATTGAAAAGCTAACACTCTTGAGATTTTTTGACATACTTCATAGGATAAAACGTTATTATACTGTACGATAACATATTTCTCAGTTCCATCTTTCCAATCAGGCTTCCACCCCTGCCGATAGCAATCTCTTAGTTGTACTAACTGCATAAGAGCAACAAATGCTTCGGCGGTCTCTTCGTTAGGTAGAACATTCCCACTCTGTTTGTATCTTTCTTCTGCTTCTACATTTTCTATTGTACCATAGTAACTAATAACGCACTCGCCCTTCTTAAAAGGAAAGTTATCACAGAATTCTTCCCAAGTCTTAGGTAGTGTTGGATTTACCACTTCAACCTCTTGTATATCTTCATCGTACATCGCCTTGTACACATCAGGCACTTCAATCTCAATTGTTTGTTTCATTGCTTATTTCTCCTATTTTAATTAATTATTTACTGTTTATTTCTGTATTTCAATTGTTTGTATAGCCTTGCTTATTTCACTCTAAAACTTGCTTAATTATTTTACCAATTCAAAATCATACGCCCACACATACGGATTGCTCGCCCAAGTGCCTTTGCCGTTAATTTTGTCAATGAGTTTCGCAAAGGCTTGACGTGGATTATCCCAAAAATAAATTCCAGGTTTTCCATCACATTCGTGCCTTGATACTTCATAATCAAGTGCCTTATATTTTTCCCAACTAATTCCTTCGTTAGAGACTGAAACCCAATACAATGGTAATCCTTCAGCAGAATCATATTCAATACCCTCTGCTAAGCAGTCATCATCACTTATATCTTGTAATCTCTCTATTCGTATGTTGGTAATTTTGATAGAGTGAGGCATTAACCCTGCTTTTACAAACATCTTGTTTTTCCAACCCGCCGATTCAGTCATAAATGTCCATTTGTCCACCATCTCAAAGTCTGCATTAGGATATGCCTTTTGGTAACTTTGTGCCACTGCGACCACTTCGCCAACGTAATATTTCGAGTATACCCTCAAAGGTGCTTCTCCTGCTCTGCCGAACTCCGCAAATTCGTAATCCAAATTCCAACCTCTCAAATGGTTAATACGCTCATCTTGTATTTTAATAACGTTTCTCGTTTGCGTCTTCTGTCCCGACAGTACCAAGTCCGTTAGCATATACCTATCATTAAACATTCTTTTCTGCATAATTTTTTCTCCTATTTTTATTTTTTATCTTCTAATTCAAACATATAACAAGCTTTATTTGTTACCTTTATGTGCAATAATCCATTCTCCGTTCTACTACTTCGTTGCACGCCACAGTATTGTATAATCCGAACTCCACTTTCGCACTCCCACCTTTGCCTGTGCTTGCACTGCCGACACGTATAGCCGTTCTCCTCTAACCACCGGTGTTTAGGTGTTAGTGGGGCAGATGTACCCTCAAACCCTTCAATATCGAAAAGTGTGTGCATGTTTCCTTTACAAATACGTTACCTTTATGCCTGCCTTCCTGGCAATGGCGTGTTCTGCTGTCGCACCCTCCGATTTCTCCCAGCCGGGTAGCATCGCAATCTCGTCGCATATAGCAACGATTTCAAGTTCTTTTATCAATATCTCTGCTTCCGACAAACGTCTGCCCGCCTGTCGTTCGAGCATCGTTACCAGACGCATCGGATTTATGACAGTACATGCGTCCCAATCAAACTCATCTTCTGCAGCCGCAAAACGCTTTGCTGCCTCCTCCGGATGCAAACCTGTAATTTGTCCTGATAAATACACTAATCTATACATATCTCTTTGGG